GAGATAGAGAATGCATCCTACATTGAAGATGCTTGTGCTTATGCTGGGATTTCTTCTAGAACATTCAGAGACTGGAGAGATAGAGCTGATGCAGGAGAAATAGTCTTTGAAAACATCTTTAAAAGAATAAGAGATGCCGAAGCTATATGTAAAGTAGAAATGCTTAGGACTATTAAAGTCGCTGGAGAAGAAGGCAACATAAGAGCACTGCAATGGATTATGGAAAGAAAATATCCTTCTCAGTTTGGTGAGACTTCTAAATTACAAATTAATACTGAAGAAGTAATTGAGCTCGACATGAAGTGGGCAGATGGTGAGTTATATAGTGATTTCCAAAATGCTGAGCTCATAGATGACACCGATACTTCCGATACTTCCGAAGAACAGCAAGAAAAAAAAGAAGATGTTAAGATGGATAATCATGAATGATGCGGAAATGCCAGATATAAATCAAGAGTTTGTAGATATAGTTATGAACAATGGTTTCGACTTCGACTTTAAACAGTATGAAGAGACAACAATGGATGCTCCGATACAAGATATTACATTTGAGAATATGATGCCTCAGATGTATTTCATCACTCCAGTTAATCCATCTAACCTAACAGCTCTGTTCAAAGAGTTCATAGAATGGCTTGATGGTGATGAAGACAGATTTCAATTCTAAAAAACTAACTAGGACAGTTAGATATGATGTCACTCTTCCTTATCTGCATCCAGCTCAAGCACAAGTAGCTAAATCTAAAAAGAGATTCAGAGTATTAGTTGCTGGTCGTAGATTCGGTAAGACTAGATTAGGAACGCTTCTTTGTTTGGCTAAAGCAATGGAAGGCAAGAATGCTTGGTGGGTTGCTCCAACTTATGCAATGGCAATGGAAGGATGGAAAACAATCAGACAAGTGGGAGCTGACTATGGGATGGAGATTAAAGAATCTGAGAAAACAATTTATACAAAAGCAGGTGGCTTTGTTACTGTAAGAACCGCAGATAATCCAGATAGACTTCGTGGTGCTGGTCTTGACTTCATTGTATTAGATGAGTGTGCCTTTATTAAAGAGCAGACATGGAAAGAAGTGCTTAGACCTACGCTTACTGAGAGAAAGGGTGGAGCTTTATTTATTAGTACACCTAAAGGATTTAACTGGTTCTCAAAGATTTATGAAGAAGCTGAAAAGAAAGATGACTGGGATAGGTGGCAATTTCCTACTGAAGCTAATCCTAGAGTTGATATTAAAGAACTTGAGACTGCTAAGAAGGAGATAGGTTCATTCCTATACTCTCAAGAATATGATGCTCAGTTTGTTGAGCAGTTCGGTGGGCTATTTAAAAAAGAATGGTTTAGATATTACACCAAATACAACTCGCAAGAATTTAATGATGATGGTAACTATCACAATGTTACTTATATCAAAACCAAAGACTCAGCAGTCAAGCAAAGTGATTTAAGGATATTGTCAACAGTTGACTTAGCAACAAGCACTAAAGAGTCTGCTGACTATACAGTTGTAACAACTATTGGAGTTGATAAGGATAATAATGTCTTTGTATTAGATGTTGTAAGAGATAGATTAGAAGCTCCAGATGTACTAAAGTTATTAGAACAAGTAAATGAGAAGTGGAAACCAGAACTATTTGGAATAGAGAGAGCTGGATATCAACTTGCATTGATACAAATTGCAAGAAGACAAACTAACATTCCGATTGTAGAACTAAAGGCAGATAGAGATAAACTCTCCAGAGCTTTACCTTTATCGGCTAAGATGGAATCTGGAATGGTGTTCTTTCCTAACGATAGTTTGTGGTACTCTGAATTGGAAAAAGAGTTGCTACAGTTTCCAGCTGGAGAGCATGATGACCAAGTAGATAGCTTGGCTTATGCCATTTTACAGGTAGCAAGGAAGGCAAAGTTAATAGCTTACTAAGGAGAGCATGGCAGAACGAAGAACATTTAGAGAAGTTATATTCGGCACAACAGAAACTAAAAGAAGTACAGGATTAGATTTCTTAAGAGAGAATACAAGTGTAAGAAAGAACTCATCCTATATACTTGGACAGAACACATCAGCAGGAGATTATAATCTTAGTGGTCTTGGTAATGGTGCATCCAACTCAGCAGTCGTAGCTTGTCTTCAGATACTAGGTTTATCTTTCTCTGAAGCAACACTCATGGTTACCTTCAAAGATGATGAAGGAATGAAAGAAGAGATTCCTAACCATCCATTCACAAACTTAATGAGAAGACCAAATCCATTTATGTCTGGAGATGTGATTCAGCAATACATAATAAATGCAATGCATGTCTCTGGTGATGCATATCTTCTGAAGCAAAAGAATAATGCTGGAGAACTTGTTGCACTTTATCCATTGATGCCAGAGAATGTAGAAGCAAAAGGAACAGCTGAACAACTTATAACGCATTACATCTATGAGATGGATGATGGCAAAGTACAGCTAGAGAATACAGATGTAGTACATTTCAAATTAGGTCTAGATTCACAAGACCACAAAAAAGGATTTGCTCCACTTAAAACAGTTCTAAGAGAAATCTATGGAGATGAGTCTGCTGGTCAGATGGCTACAGCTCTTCTTGCAAACTCTGGAGTGCCTTCAATAATGATTTCACCGAAAGATGATTATGGTCTCACTGATGAAGAAGCTCAGCAGATTACAAAGACATATCAATCAAAAGTTGGTGGTAAGAATAAAGGTAAACCATTAATACTTTCTGGCTCTATGAATGTAGAGAAGTTATCCTTCTCACCTAAAGATTTAGACATAGGTGCATTAAGAACCATCCCAGAAGAAAGAATATCAGCAGTGCTTGGAGTACCAGCTATTCTTGCAGGACTCGGAGCTGGGTTGCAACATGCAACTTATAACAACACTTCAGAACTTAGAGAGTTCTTTACAGAACAGAAGCTCATTCCATTATGGAAAATGATTGCAGAAGAATTAACACAACAAGTCTTACTTGCTAATTATGAATCAGCTCAATCAATATCCGCAGAATATGATTTAACAGATGTGAGAGCTCTCCAGCAAGATGAGACTGATATGTACAACAGATTAAATATTGGAGTACAAGGTGGATGGATAACAGTTGCAGAAGCTAGAAAACAAATAGGACTTCCAGTAAATGATTCACAAGAAGTTTACTTACTTCCAAATACAGTGATGCAAGTACCAGCAAATATGGAAGTACCAGAACCAGTTGCTGAGAACGAACCACCTAAACCAGAAGAGACACCAGAAGTTATTACAGAAGATATCGAAGAGAATGTTGAAAAGAGTTATAAAAGATTTGAAGAAAAGGTCATTGAGAAGATAGGAAATCAGTTTTGTGTAATTGCTGAAGACACTGGCAAGAACATGGGATGCTATCCAACTTTAGAATTAGCTGAAGCTCGGTTAGAACAGATTTCAAGATTTAGTGAGAATCCTAAAGAGATGATTGCTAAAGATACATTCACAACTGAAGAAGAGGCAGAAGCAAGAGCTCAAGAAATTGGTTGTGAAGGAACTCATACAATGAACCAAGATGGCGAGACAGTCTATATGCCATGTTCAACTCATGATAGATATAACGAATTGACAGAATCTTCTTATGCAACAGACTGAAGTTAAGGTATCTAAAAGAATAGAAAAGATTCTTAAGGACAAAGTATCAGAGCATAATAAAGATAATCCAAAGTACAGAGCAACTCTTGGAATGCTTAAAGCTGTATTCAGAAGAGGAGTAGGAGCTTACAATACAAATCCAAGTTCAGTCAGACCTACAGTAACTTCATCAGACCAATGGGCATTGGCAAGAGTTAATGGATTCTTGTATGCATTAAGGAATGGTAAATTCAAAAGAGCAAAGTATGATACTGACCTTCTACCTAGTAATCATCCTTTAAGTTCAAAGAAAAGTTTTGATGGTAAAGCTGTTGGTAATGTACCTAGTTACATTCGAGCTAATGCAAGAAGAGGATTAGACAGTCTTGAGTTTGCTGGTGATGGTCTAACTGATAAAACTAAAAGAGAAGCTAGAGATATGGCTAATGGAAATATATCTGAAGGAAAAGTAGTTCGTATGAATGCTTGGTTCTTGAGACATGTATCTGATTTAGAATCTCCAAGAGCGAATGAGTATTTAAGAGGAGAAGGAAAAATGACAGCTGGTCAAGTGGCTTGGTTGCTCTGGGGTGGTTCTTTAGGTAGTAAAGGAAGAATGAAAGCACAACAATGGGCAGAGAGACAAGTTGCAAGATTAGAAAGAGAAAAGAACTTTGCATCTGCTAGAGAGCTGATAGAGAGAAGAAGTCTATTAAGAGAAGCTAAGTGGGATGTAAGACTGAACCGCTTTAGGACAAAACAATCTAAGGATTCAATGTATGACCAATTTGATGAGTTACTCGGTAATTGGGATTTTGCATTGGCTAGACAGTACTTTGGTCTATTGGATGCTCAAAGAAAAACCATAGACAAGTTCTTAGCTGAGAACTCTCCTACGATTGTCGGAGTGCAAGGTCTAGTCAATTTTCAGATAGATAAGACAACAAAGCAATGGCAAGAAGATTTAGTGGATGTATATCAATCCATGACAGTCGACTTCGCATATCTTCAGACTAGCTTCTTACTCCCAGATGAAAAAGCGGATGACAACTATGTCTTTACTACAACTGAGCAAGAAAGAATTACAAGAGCAAGAAGAAGGAAACCTAGAAAAGAAATCATTGAAGAAGGATTCTATCCTAGAAGAAGAGGTGGTGCTCAGCTCCCTATAGATAGACAAGCATTTAATAAGAAGTCTGCAAAGTTTGTGCAGGACAGATTAGATAATTTATTACCAGATATGGCTAAGACTCAGAAGAACAATCTAAATAGAGCTCTTAGGAAATCTATAGATGAAGTTGCTGACTTAGGTCTTACTGGTAAAAAAGCAGAAGACTATATGAGAAAAGAAATATCAAAAGTATTAAGTAAGAAGAATTTGGGTAGAGCAATGACCATAGCAAGAACAGAAGGTACAGCTCTGGCAAACTATGGAATGAATCAGTCAGCTAAAGCTACTGGGATTCCTACAACAAAAGAATGGTTGACTCAGCGTGATGGAAGAGTGAGAGATGCTCACTTATCTGCTGATGGCACTGAAGTTGGAGAAAATGAAGCATTTGTGATTCAAGGGTATAAATTAAATTATCCCGCAGATACTAGCTTTGGAGCTCCACCTAGTTTAGTATGTAATTGCAGGTGTACTGTAATTTATCATGAGAAAAGGATATAAAAATGAATAGAGATAATATTGAGTCAAAGACTTTTGACATTAAAGCAATAGATGAAGTAGAAGGAAAAGTTGAAGCAGTCTTTTCTGTATTCAATGAAATAGATTCTGATGGAGATGTGGTTATGCCAGATTCCATTAAATCTGGATATGGTGAGAATGGCGTTGCAATGGTATGGGCTCACGACTGGAAGAATCCAATAGGTCGTGGAGAGATAGTATCAGATGACAGTAAAGCAGTTTTTAAAGGACAGTTCATAATGGACACACAAGCTGGAAGAGATGCATTCAACACAGTAAAAGCTATGGGTGACTTACAGCAATGGAGCTTCGGTTATGAAGTGTTAGATTCTGAAAATGGTTCTTTCCAAAAGGATGGACAAAGTACTCAAGCAAGATATTTAAATGATTTGAAAGTATGGGAAGTTAGCCCAGTATTAGTCGGAGCTAATCAAAATACTTTCACAGTAGGTGTTAAAGAAAAATCAGAAGATTCTGTTAAAGAAGAAGCTGGATTGACCTTGACAAACGAGACAGATGAGTTGCTTATCAAGTTATCTGCTCTTCTAAGAAGGATTAAGGAACTAACTTCCTTGAGACTTAAAAAAGAAAAAACATTAAGTGAATCATCAACAACTTTGATGCAGGATTTGCAAGATTCCTTACAAGAAGCGTATCAAGATATTGATACATTCTTAGGAGTAGCAACTGCTGAAACTCTTAAAGAAGAGGAAGTCGAAGAAGTAGATGACACCACTTTATTGTTGGAAACAAATAGAGTTCTAATGGAAACATTAGAGGAAATAGGAGACTAGTAAATATGTCAAAATTAGAGACATTGAAAAAGGAACTCCAAGAACTCAGAGAGAACACTATGTCTGAATTTAAAGAAATGGAATCAACAGATTTCACTTCTGAGAAAAAAGAAGAGTGGGCTAAAAGAAATGAAAAAATGTCAGAGCTTAATGGTCAAATTAAGAGTGCTGTCAAGATTGAAAACGAGAGAAAAGAAATTGAAGCTGGTTTAGAAGCTGGTAAAGCAGTAGAGCCAAAAGCTATACACACTGAACCAAAAGCTGAAGAAGCTCCAGTACAATCTCTTGGAAAGCAATTCATGAACTCACAAGCTCATGAAGCATTCGTTAAGAATGGTCAAAAGAACATTTCATCCGAGTTAAAATGGAATCCACAAGTAGAATTAAAAACTACTTTAACAGAGACTGGTTATCCACCAGCAGTAACAAGAAGCCCTTTAGTAGTGCCAACAGCAACACTAAATCCGCTTCAAATTCCAGACCTAATTGATACCATCACAACTGATAATTATCAATACAAGTATTTGGAAGAGACTACATTCACAAACAACTCCACAGCTAAAGCTGAAGGAAGTGCTCTTGGTGAAAATGCATTAGCATTCACAGAGAGAACTGAATCAATTCGTAAGATAGGTTCATTCCTTCCAGTTACTGAAGAATTGTTAAATGATGTCTCAGCTGTTGAAGGATATCTTGACTCAAGATTACAAACAATGGTAAGACTCGCAGTATCAGACCAAATGGTCGGTGGTTCTGGAGTTGCACCTAACTTAACAGGTATCTTAAACAAGGGTGGAATCAACTCCTTTGCTTTCGGTGCTTATGGTGGCGGACTTAAAAGAATCGGTCAAATCTACGAAGCAATCACTGAAATCAGAAAAGATAGCTTCTTAGAACCAGATGCAATAATCATGCATCCAGAAGACTGGTATCAAGTAGTTACTGAAGTTGCAGATACATCTGGAACATCTGGAGCTGGGTTTACTCAGACAACTCCATTGTTCGTAGGTGCTGGACAATTCGGTGGTGGCGTTGGACAAACTCTTTGGGGTTTACCAGTAGTACTATCAACTGAAGTTGGTGCAGGAACTGCAATCGTAGGTGTTTTCGGTGGCGGACAAGCTATCCACATTGTCGCAAGACAAGGTATGGAAGTTGCAATGTCTGATTCACATGATGACAACTTTGTAAAAGATATAGTTGTACTAAAAGCTACTGTAAGAATGGGTATGCCAATCTACAGAGCTTCTGCTTTCTGTAAAATTACAGGATTATAAGGTAGAACTTAATGACTTTGATGGGGCATCATTCGTATGGTGCTCCATTAGTCGAAAGGAATAATATGAAAACTTTAAAAAAGAATGTATGGATGAATGAAGCTGGTGAAGTAAAAGAATCTGCTGACCTTCCTAAAGGATGGGCTAAAGGTAAATTACTTGGTGCAGAAGGACAAGAAGTCAATGATGCTCAACTCAAAGAGTGGGGATTAACTGCAACAAAAGCTAAAGCTCCAAAAGAAAATAAAGCAAAGAGCTAGATAACTCATGGCAATCACCAATGGGTATTGTGCTCTATCAGAGTTAAAAACTTATATGGGATTAACTGGTAGTGGTCAAGATGATAATCTTGAGAACGCTATTGAAGGTGCTAGTAGGCAAATAGATTCAATTACTGGTAGAAGATTCTATCAAGATGGAAGTGTAACTACTAGATATTTCACTCCAGATAATTCCTATTATTTGTTTGTACCAGACATATCAACAACTACTGGATTAGTAGTAAAGCTAGATGATAATGATGATGGTACTCATGAGACAACACTCACAATCAATACTGACTTCATAGTTGAACCAGTTAACGCTGGTGAGAATCAAGTACAGTATCAACCATTTACAAAAGTAAGAATATTGGACACAAGGAGCTCCGAGAGATTTGATGCTTCTATTGTTAACAATGTAAAGATAGAAGCTAAGTGGGGATTTAGTTCTGTACCAGATGCAATCAAACAGGCAACCTTCTTACAAGCAACAAGATTATTTAAAAGAAAAGATACTCCATTCACAACTTATGGTGGTCAGAGCACTGGGAGTGTTGACCTACAATTCAACTTTGATGATGATGCAATGGAACTCATAAAGGGTTACAAGAAGAACAAACTCTAATGGCAGTAGGTAACAACTTCGAATTTAAAGTTATCGGTGCTGAAAAACTAAGAAAAAGACTTAAGGCAAACAATTTATTGATGACTCCACTTAGAGATTACTTTAATGACACTGGTAAGGTCGTAAAGAAATATGCTAAAGAGAATACACCAGAAGACACTGGAAAACTTACAGCAAGTATTAAATACAAGAAGGTGCAATCTAAAGGAGCTTTACCAAAAGGTATCATGGTTTTTTCAGATAAGTCTTATGCTAAAGAAGTTCATGGAGCTATAAATGCAAAACATAAGTACAGAGGTTTAAAATTTGATAAAGATTACAGCAGAGAGAACAGAGCCCAGTTTGATAGAACAGCTGGTAGGCAAGTCTCACCACAAAAATTAAAAGGATGGTCAGAGCGTAAAGGTTTAAATCCACATGCAGTATCTAAATCTATTGCCAGAGAAGGTACTCCAATAGTTCCATTCTTAAAAATGGGTTATGAACAATCATTCGCAGAGAGAAAAGTGTTACTCTTAGAAGTCACAAAGAAAATTGAAAGAAAGTATAAAAGAGGTAGGTAATGGCATCATTAACATCAATTAGAAGTGGCATAGCTACTAACTTAGGAAATATTACATCTTTAATAGTTTATGGCTTTGTGCCAGATTCTATTGAACCACCTACAGCTGTTGTTGGTGTTGTTGACAATATCGAATACGACTCAACAATGCAAAGAGGTGCAGATACTTATACAATTCCAATTTACTTGTATGTCTCAAGAGTAGATGCTCAAGATTCTCAAGAGACCTTAGATAGTTATTTGGCTTCTAGTGGTGCTAACTCAGTAAAGGCACAAGTAGAATCTGATGTAACATTAGGTGGAGTGGCAAGTTCTGTTAGAGTAGTGGAAGCGGATAATTATGGAGTCTATACTGTAAACAACATAGATTATTTAGCAGTAGAATTTAGCGTAGAGGTAATAGCATGAAATATGAAATAACAAGCGGACTAGATGTCGGTAAAAAAAGATTCGAAGCTGGTGATATTGTCACTAAACAAGAATTAGGTAAATCATTCAAATGGTTAGTCGAACAAGGTATAGTGGTAGATGAAAAAGAGATGAAGAGAGCTAGAGATGAAAAAGGTCACTTCATTGCAGACAATCCAGATACAGAAGTAAACGAAGCATGGGTTAAAAAGGAAGAAGAAGAATAATGGGCTATGGTAAATACTCTGGCTCTGGTAATAGAACTAGTAGAAGAAGAAGAAGAAGGACAGGTAAAAGGTAATGGCATTTCAACATGGTAAAGATACTGTAGTGATGTTTAATCAAAACAATCTAAGTACTTACATGAACTCAGTAGATAATACAAAGACAGCTGATATAGCTGAAACAACAAGTTTTTCTGCATCTGCAAAAACATATTTGACAGGAGAGACTGATGCATCAATATCTTTAGGTGGTCTATTTGATGCCACTGCTGATGAAATCGTACAACCACTTCTAAGTGGTGGAACTCAATTTGATTATGTTCAAGGACAGACAGCTTTATCAACTTCTGCAAGATGTACTTTTGGTATTTCAAACATAACTAATTATGGAATATCAAGCCCAGTAGGAGATGTAGTTGCAACATCACTGGATTTACAAGCAACTGGTGGATTCTTCTCTGGTGTAGTTGTTACCAACTCGGCATTCACTGCAACTGGTGTTCAAGGTTCTGCAATAGATAATGGAGCTTTAACTTCGAATGGTGCTGGAGCATTTTTATTAGTATCATCTGTAAGCGGTACTTCACCAACAGCAACTGTTAAAATACAACACTCAGCTGACAACAGTACATACGCAGATTTAATAACTTTTACTTTAGCCAATGGTGCAACAAGTGAAATAAAGACAATAGATAAAGGAACTACTATCAATAGGTACATTCGTGTACATAATACTATTGGTGGCAGTTCAACTCCTACTGTAAATGCTATAGTAGGATTTGGAAGAAATAATTAAGGAGAAATAATATGGCATTTGTACATGGTTCTGATTCAGTTTTTAAACTAGATAACGCATCTGGTTCTTTAACTGACATCTCATCTTACATAAGCAATGTTGATTTTCCAGAGACAGCTGATGTAGCTGAATCTAGCGTTCTAGGAGCAAGTGCGAAAACTTATATAGTTGGATTGAAAGATTCAAGTATGAGTATCAGCGGATTCTATGATGCTACTTTTGATGCTATAGCTGGTGCAGTCGTTGGGCAAAGTGCAACTTTGTCATTCGAATATTCACCAGAAGGCACTGGGAGCGGTAAGCCAAAATATACAGGAGAATCAATAATGACATCTTATGCATTATCATCTCCAGTTGGTGATATTGTAGCTTTTTCAGCTGACCTACAAGTCTCTGGTGCAGTCACTAGAGCGACACATTAATAATTAATACACAATCGAAAGGAGTAGTATGAAAAGACTATCGATTAATGATTTAAGCAAAATACCTTCAGTTCCAGAAGAAGTCTATGAAATAGAAGAGTGGGATGTCTCAGTCTTGATTCGTGGGATGACTAAAGGAATGCAAGTTAAGTTAGGTAAACTTCTTAACTCTGAAGGTACTGATGCTTTTGATTATCAAAAAGAATTACTCAAAGTCTGTATTGTCGAACCAGAATTGACTGATGAAGACATTGACATGCTTTACAGCAAAGATTCAAAAGTAATAGATAAAATCTTTATAAAAATAAATGAATTAAATGGTCTTGGGGGTTCTGCAGAAGCAGACAAGTTTTGAAACTAACCTAGACCGAATCTTCACCTTTAAACTTGCTAGAGAGCTTGGCATGACTGTTGGTGAGCTTATGACTACAATGAGCTCAGAAGAATACAATCAGTGGATTGCTTTTTATAAGTATGAGACAGATGTAAGGAATAAAGAAATAGCTTTAGCTGATGCCGAAGCTAAGAAGAGGAAAAGATAAATGGCAATAGCTGATATTGCAATAAGGATTGTTACTAAAGGTGCTGAACTAGCCAAGAGACAAGTTGATGGATTAGGTGGCTCAGCTGGTAAATCTGGCAAGATGCTTCAGACCTTCGCTAAAGCTGGTGCTGTAGCAGGTGTTGCTATTGGTACAGTCTTAGCAAAAGCTCTCACAAGCGGTACAAGAAATTTCATGGATTTCCAAGATGCCATGACTCAATCTGTTGCAATCATGAAGACAACAGAAGAACAGAATCAAAGAATGGCGGATTCTGCAAGACAAGTAGCCATCACAACAAGGATTAGTGCTAGAGATTCTGCTGAAGCATTCTTCTTCTTAGCTTCTGCTGGTTTAGATGCAGAGCAATCCATAAGTGCATTACCACAAGTAGCAAAGTTTGCTCAAGCAGGTATGTTCGATATGGCAACTGCAACAGACTTAGCAACTGATGCTCAGTCAGCTCTTGGGCTAACAGTATCTGATGCAGAACAGAACCTAGAAAATTTAACAAGAGTAACAGATGTCTTAGTCAAGGCAAACACATTAGCCAACGCTTCTGTACAACAATTCTCTGAAGCATTAACTAACAAAGCTGGTTCAGCGTTAAAAGTTGCTAATAAAGGAATTGAAGAAGGTGTTGCAGTCTTATCAGCTTTTGCAGATAGAGGTGTTAAAGGTGCTGAAGCTGGAGAGAAGTTAAACCAGTTACTCCGAGATATACCAAGAGCAACAGCAAAGAATGGTGAAGAGTTTGCAAAACTAAATCTAGCTATGTTTGATGCTGAAGGCAATATGAAGAATGTTGCTGACATCATAGAAGAGTTAGATAGAGTCTTAGCTCCAATGTCAGATGAACTTAAAGCATCAACATTAGACCAACTTGGATTAAATCGTGGTGTAGCAGATGCTGTAAAGATATTAAGTGGAGCTTCTGATGAAATAAGAACATATCAAAAAGCATTAGAAGATTCTGGAGGTATGACTCAACAAGTTGCAGACAACCAGATGAACTCATTATCAGCAGAGATGGATATCCTTAAAGATAAATTTATTGATGCATCTATGGCAATGATAGAAGATTATGAACCAGCTATGAGAGATGCTATACAAATTACTGGCGGATTCTTAGACTTGATTGCTGGTAGGGCAGTAACCGATATGGAGACTTTTGCCAAAATGTTCGATAAAACTGCATCTGCTTTAATGTTCTTGACTGGCACATATAGGGAAATACCTTCTGCTGTTGATGCTGTTGAAAGAGTTTTGCAAAATCAAAAGAATCTTGAGATGGCAGATATGTATAGAGAGATGGGTGAAGGAATATCTATTGCTAACAGAGAGCAGTTGGACTTAGCACGAAACTCTCATAGAGCAGAAGTAGAGTTAGCTATGCAAGGCGGTACAGTAGATGATTTAACTGAGAGCATAAAAGATAATAAAGATGAAGTAGAAGCTCTCAACAAAGCTATGGCAGATGAACAGTTTGATGCAATCATGACAATGATTAATGCAGAAGAAGCATACAACGATATATTTAAAGAGAATGAAAAACTTCTTAAAGAAAGAAATAATAGATTAAACGAAAAGACAGATGCAGAGAAAGCATTAAAAGTAGCTGAAGAGAATTTATCTAAAGCAACTGAGACAGCAAATAAATTAGCAAAAGATGGTACGGATATTTCTAATGAAGAAGCATTAGCAATAGCAAGACAAACACAAAGAAGAGATGAATTAATTGCAGTTGAAGATAAGTCAGAAATTCAAAAACTTGAATTAGCTGTAGCAGAAGAAAAATTAACTGAATTACAACAGAGAGCAACTGAGCAATCTGATAAGTATAGAGATGCTAAGAGAGATGAAGAGAGAGCATTAGAAGATGTAAGAAGAGCTCAAAATGATTTAACAAGAGCTGTAGAGAATGCAGACAAAGCACAAGATGAGTTCAATGAAGCAACTGCAAAGACTCCACAAAATCTTGCAGAGATAGCTTCAGCTCATAAGGATATGATGGATGCTATTGCAGATGTTAAAGCACTAGACACTTTAAAAAATGGAATGCAAGAGTTTGTTGAAGGTACTGGACAATCATTAGCTGGTCTTTTGATACAACTTGAAAAGATTATGAGTTTTTCTAGTAGTTCATTTACTCCATCAAGTACAGGCGGTGGAGCTCCACCAATAAATCCACCAGTAATAACAGATACATCTGGTCAACAAAATAATCAAAGTGCTTTGAGTGATATCGTTACAAGTCAAACTGGAGTTGGTGCTCCATTCTCAGCAGGTATGACTCCTAAAGTTATTAGTGTTATTAATAATTACAACATTGAACAAGCATCAGCTGACCAACAAGCTCAAAGAGTTGCAGAGTTAACTCAGAGAGCAACTAGAAATGGTATAAGGTTCGCATAGATGTCAGCAAGTTTTGACTCTGATGTTGATATAACAGTTGAAGTTGCTTTTGATTCCGAACCATTTGCAACATCACAATCATTTACTGACATCAGTACATACATTAGATACTTTGACATTGCAAGAGGTAGGTCTAATGAACTAAGTGAATTTACAGCTGGTACATTTAGCTTTTCTGTATCTAATGCAGATAATAGGTTTAATCCTAGTAACACATCTTCACCTTATTATGATTCAACTAATGCAAGAACTAAGATACAACCACTAAAACAAATTAAGGTATCTGCATCTTATGATGGAACTACTTATGTAATTTTTCGGGGATTCTTAGATTCTATTCCAGTTAAGTTCATTGCTGAAGGTGCTGACTCAATAGTTACCTTTACAGCTATTGATGCATTTAGATTATTTCAAAATCAGACCTTAGAGTCTATTGGTTGGAGAATAGGTCGAAGTGGATTCTCTGAACTAGGACAAACAACAAGACTTGGTTATTCAGATGTACAAGAACTATCATCAACAAGAATTACAAGAATTTTAGATTCTATAGGGTTTCCTTCAGCTCTTAGGTCAATAGAGTCTGGTACTAAGCAAGTGATTAGCCAAGCTATAACAACTAATGTGCTGTCTGGAATTAGAGCATGTGAATTAGCTGAGAATGGTCAATTCTTTATTGGAAGAACTGGTAATGCAACTTTTAGAAATAGAGCTTATAAATACACAAACTCTAGTGCAACTACTTCACAAGCAACTTTTAACAACTCTGGGAGTGATTTACCATATCAAGATGTCTCATTATCTTTTGATGATAACGAAGTAATCAATTCATACTCTTGGACTAGAACTGGTGGCTCAACACAATTCGTAGCAGATGCAGACTCAATAACACGATATACAGCAATCAACTCAACTAAAGCAACTGTAAATATTAATGACTCAGATGTCTTATCTGTAATTCAGCAAAAATTATCTGAGACATCAATTCCAATTATTAGGATTGATTCGTTACAAGTTAATCCACGACAGAATACAAGTATCTGGCAACATGCACTCGGTAGAGAGCTGGGTGACAGAATTACTGTAAAAGTTACAAATCCAAATGGAACTACCTTTAGTGATGAACTATTTATTGAATCTATAAGACATTCAGTAAATGCTTCTTCACAAACATGGAACTGGACAATGACTCTAAGCCCAGCTGGTACATCTGCTTGGGTATTAGGTCAAGCTAAACTTGGAGAAGGTACTCGATTTGCCTATAGTTAGTGGTATCATGATAAAGAAAATTAAGGAGAATTAATTATGGCTGGAGCTGGTTGGAAAAGTTTTAGTACTGGTGACTTAATAAGTGCATCAGAATTTCAAACATTTATACAAGACCAAGTGGTGCAGGTGTATGCGAATGCGACTGCTAGAGATACCGCTTTAGGTACATCAGATGCAGAAGGTATGTTCTGCTTCTTAAAAGACTCGGACACTTTACAATTTTATGATGGAAGCAATTGGGTTTCCTTCATTGGAGATGGAGATATTACAGGTGTAACAATAACCACAGCTGGTACTTCTGGGCTCTCTGGTGGAGCTACAGCTTCTTCTGGAGCGTTCTCAAGCACTTTGGCAATAGCTCCCAACTCAGCAACTTCTGCTACAGTAGCTTCTGCTGATTTAGTTTTAATAGGTGATGCTGATGACAGCAACGCTGTTAAGAAGACAACAGTAGCGGATATTGTTGCACTTGCTCCAAGTGGTGTAAGTTTAGGACTAGTATTAGCTTTAAGCTAAAGAAAGGATTTATTTTACTATGGCAGATACGCTTCATTCTGTATCGGGGCTTCTTACTGGAAGCACAGCTGATATAATAGATGCAGTTCCTTCGAGTACGACTGAGACAGTCATAGGTATTTTAGTATCTAATGTCAGTTCTAGCAGTGCAGATGTGACTGTAGATTTGAGTGTTACAAAATCTGGTGGAACTCTAAGACATGTTTTAAACAATGTGAGTTTACCATTCGGTACAACAATAGAGATTCAAACTAAGATAGTGCTTGAGACTGGTGATAAGTTACAAGGTTTAGCATCAGCTACATCAAGTGCAGAATACAATGTATCATTCTTGAGACAAACTTAGAAAGGTAGCTTATGCCTTATCTAGGTACACAACCAAATAATGTTAAAAAGAATACAGGTTTATATACACCTAGTGAAATACTGCAATTAGAAAAAGATGGCAATTGGGGTGGCTCATTAGAACTTATTGCAGAACAGACTGTAAGTGGTGCTAGCACTATTAATTTTACAACCATAAAAGAAAATGTCTATGATGTACACCTTATGCAATTAAGTTTGATAGAGGGTGCTACAAGTATGTACACAGAATTAAGATTATCTAATGATGGTGGTAGTAGTTTTGAAACTTCTAATTATGAAAGAGCAGTTCAATATGGTGGTACTGATGGAAGTTTTGGTGTTAATAAAACAACAGGTGCAGACAGATTTAGTATTTTAGGTTTTACAAGCACAGGTACACCAATAAATGTTTATGTATATTTATATAATTTAGGAAGTTCAAGCAAATATGGTTTTATCACTCATCAAGCAACACCTTCCCCAACTTATATGTATTTTGGTGGACAAGTTTATAAAGTTGCAGAAACCATAAATGC